ATGGAGTCAATGTTTCCTATTCGCGGGTTTCCTTGAAGGTGCACTAAATCATCCAGCGAACGGGCTAGTGATGCGATTGATTCATGAATCTTGTGGTTCATTTTTCCTACTTACATTGATACTTGTGTGCGTACGTTTGCGTTGAGTGTGCGTAGTGCGTCAATTGACGTTCTTAAAGACGTTAACTTTTCACGCTTAGATTTAACTAACGCTTCGGCGATTTTGTAGTCATATGATTCGTCTGAAAGTTTGTAGTCCGACCATGCTTCGCGCTCACGGATTGAGCCTTTTGCTGAAAGATACTCTTTAGCCCAATTAGATTTGTATAAAGCCTCTTTTTTGGCACAGTCAACTGCCAGAGTTTCAAATGCTTCAGTTTCTTCCTCAAGCATGTCCATGAGACGAACCAGTTCATTTTCAATATCAACTTGGCTAATAGGTTTATTGCGCACGGTTCTCCTTGCTGTTGTACAGGGATACTAGCGGTTCCCAGTCTATTTTGTCAAGGGCTGATAATTGTGTAGCAGACCATTCGTGTTCAGAAATACCAATGACGGTTCTGCACATCTCTTCCAGAATCCATGCGTCGCACATGTCGTCTGCGCCTTTCCCCGCAAAAATCATTCCAGTTTTAGCAGAGATTGATGACATTACTTCTGTTTTCGCTGCGTTCCCTCTGCCTGTAGCAAACTTTGCGCGACAAGTTGGAGGAATGTCAACGTATGGAATATTGCGTTCCCATAAGCGCGTGCGAACGACTCCTCCGAGTTCACCAATACTGAATGCTTGGCTATTGCGCGATGCAAAAGAGTAACCTTCAATAGCAACAATTTCTATACTGTTATCAATTACTGCATCCAATATTGCAAGTGAAATAATTGATAGGCGTTCCGCACCTTTTGCCTGTGTGGTGATTGTCCCAGTTTCGCCATTTACGGATATTCCAGTAGACGTTAACGACAGGTCAATTCCAAGAATGTTCATACATGGAATCTAACACTTCTATACCGTGTGCGGTAGTGAAGTTACTCCCACGAATGTTTAGCAAGACCAAGGTCAAATGCTAACTGTGGGTTATTGCCTATGCGCGTGTGGCATGGTCTGCAGACGCACATGAGGTTCTCTTCATCTAAAATAGAACCACCCTGTGAGCGCCGAATCAACTCGTGAACATCTACCGAGGCGTTTCTACGATATGTTGTTTTCTCGTCGTGTACAGCAAACACTGGGCATGCTTCACACAATGGGCGTTCTTCAAGGAGGCGTGCAACTAGCGGGCGACGCAGACGATATTCAGCCTCTTTTTTAGGAGAGCGGTAACGCATCTTTATTGAGTATTGCTACGGCGATACGACTTTGCTTTTTCAGTGAAATCTTTATGACCGCACTTGAGGCACGTTTTGCCCCAAGGGTAAAATCTGGTCATTTCTACTGGGTGCTGGCAATCAAGTGTTTCGTTTGCGGCGGCGTTGCAGCATTCACGCACAAATTCTGACATTGAGACGCCGTTCTTTTCTGCTGCGTCTTTCCATCGTTGATGGTCTGCCTCGCTGGCGCGAACAAGAACTTGCTTTGCTGCGGGTTCACCTTGCTTTGACCCAGTATTTGTTGACCGAGTTAAATCAAGGGTTTCTGCCACTTTTTCCATTGCTGCTTCAACATTGTCAATTTCTTCTTTACTCATTTTCAATTACCTCCGCATCAATGGGCATATCATCATCTTCCGCCGCTTGTAGCATACGCTGATTTTGTGTGGTTCTGCCCAACAACTGGTTTATTGTGTCCTCAGGAAGAACTCCCGAATCACCCATGATTTGAAGCAATTTCTTTACCTCTTCCTCTGGGTTGAAAGCATTGAGTGCTGCTGGGCGTTCTACTCCAGCAAGCGATGCTCGCACAGGGTTTGTTCCGCCAGATATATCCATCTGGATGTTGACGTTGTTCTGTTCCATGCCAAGTAGTTTTGAGCGCCTATCCATAATGGACAGAGCGGTTTGAACCGCTTTCATATCAGGTTCAACAGCAACTTCTGTCCCATCATCCATTTTCACGCGACGGTGCTGTGTGAGTGGCCAAATTGCGGATTGCAAAGCGTCTAGTCGCTCAAGTTCCATGCGAAGGACTTCAGGGTAAGCCATAAGGGCTTCGCTGTTCATCTTTTGTAATTGACGACGGATTGCGTTCCCGACAGCGGAAGGCGTCATATTAAAACGACGTGCTATTTCCGATTGTTGAATGCCGCTTTGGCGCATTTTAAAAATACGTAAGTCGCGCTCGGCTAAAAATTCTTTATTTAGCCCCTGTTGTGAGGTGTTCATCAGTCAACTTTCATAAATTCCAACACTTCAAAAGGAAAAATTTTTCCTCTTTTCATCTTAGTTGGAAACTGTCTTAAATCACGAGCACCACGGAAGTGCTTTACGTCGTACACATACCCTTCCGTTGAAGTCGGGTCTGGTGTCAATGATAGACCAAATTCTGGCCAGCGTGACCATACAGCGGAACCAAATGGGCGCAAATCCCGACCACCGATAGATGAACCGAGGGGAGCATGGTGCTCTAGCCACATGGCGCATCCGTAAACTTCGCGGATTGTGTCCAAATATTTGGCAACTTCAATAGCAATACTTTCGCTTGTACGCCCGCCGGGGTCAACGAAAGATTTGTAGAGCGGACCCATTATGAGCAATTGCGGTCTGGTTTTTTCAATTGCTTCTTCAAGAATTGCTCTGTCTCCTTGCTTCAACAGGTCAAGACCTGCTGGCTTGATGAGGAGGTGTGCGTCTGTTTTGCGTGTGTGTCCGTAGTGGAGGGCGGCACTCATGATGCTCTTGGATGTACGGCGGATAATTCGCTCTGGGTTTTCAAGGTCAACGGTCAACGTGCGAATAGGTTCCATCTTGGACATTGTGAATGGGTGTAATCCTGCTGATGCGCATAATCCAACTTGCCTTGCGAGCATCGTTTTGCCAACACCTTCTGCGGCTACAACAATTACTCGCTCACCTTTTTCAATAAGTTGAGGTATCACCCAGTCGTAACTGTCGTTCTCAACTTCACCTAGAAAATCCTGCCAAACAACAAGTCGTCCTTTGTCGCTAATTTCTTGACGATTCGTGGAATTAAGAAGTAGAGATGCTCGGTTTAGTTTCTGCTCCAAGGAGATGTCGTCGCGCGAGAATATTGATTCCATTCCTCGCAAGATTTCAGATGCAGATTCATCTTTAACTTCTAGCGGTATTTGTTGTGCTTCATATTGGACTTCGGTTTGTACGGGTTCATCAAACTCAAGCAGGTCATCTACTCCGAGTCCAGCCTCCAACATGTCGCTTACGTCTTTGTGACCGTGGGGCGGAATGAATGAGGCGACCGTGCATCCTGCTGCCTCAAGTTGGGCGCTAACTAAGGCAACGTGTTCTTTGCCTACATCGTCTCTGTCTGAAATTATGAATACGTTCGCGCCTGCGAGGGCTTCTGTGTGAATGTCTTGCCATTTGCCTGCACCGTTTGGTGGTGTGGTTGCGCAGAGACCAAGAGCAACAAGGTTGTCTGCATCTTTTTCTCCCTCTACGAGCCATATGATTTCGCCTTTTTGTTTGGCGACTAAAATCTCTGGGAGTCTGTATAGAACTTTCGGAATTTCCCCGAGGTTGAATATCCATTCACCAGTATCTGGGTTGGGTCTACGTTGTCGGAAAGTTTTTCTACCTTCCTCGTTTACGAGACGCTGCTTTTGGAACAATAATGTTCCGTCTGCATCACGATAATTGTAAGTTGCAATGAGTGTTAACTTTTCGCGTTTGGGTTTTTCAACCTGTGTTGACTTAGGGAACAGTGAACTTTTCTGTACGTTCATTGCTTCACAAATTTCATCAACTGAACATCCACTTCCACGGTGGCAAGTTATTAGAACTCGCCCGTCGGTTCCTTGACCTATGGAGAGGGATGGATTTGAGTCATCATTGCGACATGGGCAACGAGCAGACCAGTTAGAACCGTTGTCGCGCACACCGTTAAGACGTGCCAAAAATGATTCTACTTCTGGTGATGCTGAACGGTTGCTCACGGACAAATGCGTCCGTTCACTGTCCATGCTTTGTATGTCTCGGGCATGACTTCTTCAAACATTTTTTCTGCCGCAACTGCATATTCCCGAATTTCCTCTTGTGCTGTTGGGCTAGTTCGTAATTCAAGAAAGTTCATCAGTGAGCGAGCGTTTACAGTCCAGTAGAACTCGGTGTAGATGTTAACTGGTAGGACAAGACGAGCCTGTTCTTTTGCAACACCCAACTGGATGAGATATAAATACGTGGCATATGAGCGAGAGTTGGCTTCTGTGATTGCGAGTTGTGCTGCTTTGGCGTCTCTTTCGCGTGTTTCAAAGATTGGTGTGTATTCATAGTTCCCTTGTTTGCCAGTTTGCTGACGTATTGATTCCGCATTTGGCGTATAGAACGTGTTTGGCATTTCTGTGTATCTCGCCGAGAATTCGTTGAATGAGCCAATGCGATGCCTGAACCATTCCCTTGCAACAAAGATTGGGCATTTAACGTGGAAACGAAATGAGTTGTGTTCAAAGGGTGTTCCGTGCTTGTATCGCATCAGATAGTTGATTAACCCAATGTCTTTATCGCGCATCTCTTGTGTTTCTTGTCCGAACGAGACACGGGCAGAGTTGGCAACGCTCAGGTCGTCTGCCATGTATCCGTCTAAACGGATGAAGCCACCATGAATATCAAAGTACTCATTCTGCATTTGCTTCTTCTTTCTTCATTCGTCGGCGTATACGGCGTGTTGAATTGCTTTGACTTGATGTCGCTTCTGGGGTGAGCATTATTCCACATTTGCGTCTGTAAATTTCGCGCTCTACTTCTTTCATCCCGCCCCACACACCGTGTGTCTCATTTCGTAATGCGTAATCCAAACACTGTTTGACAAGTTGACATGACTTGCATATGTCTATGGCTTTTGAAACATTGAGTTTGGTCTCTCTGTTGTTGATTTCAGGAAACCACCAATGTGTTGGAAAGCCTTTGCAGGCACCTTGCGGTGTTGTTGTTTCCAATTTGCCCCCTCATCGTTGTGTCTCGCACGATACTACCAACGGGGTGTGTCAATGTTCAAATTGAAATTATTTTTGTGCCTTTCTATCCGCCTGAGCGTCACGTAGTTCGTACAGTCCTCGTTTGATTTTACGAAAAATGTCTGGGCGTGATTCAATAACTTTGAGGGCAGTGGAGTGCGACACGCTTCCGATTTCTGCAATTTGCGCTGGCGTCACTTGCTCAAATATGTGCTCATCAACATAGTTGAAAATCGCAGAGTATTTGTCGCTTCGTTTTTGTTTGCGCTCTGGTGCCGAGGTTGCTTTGTCCTCACCGATAAAGAGTGCTGCTACGCGCTTGTCAATTGAGTAGTAGCGAACCACTTCGGTCAGAGTCCAAGTGGACTGCGTATCCACACAGTAGTGGAATCGGGCTTCTTCGCCAATGAGGAACAACAGTTCTTTCGGAATGTGGGATGCATCGCCGTATTCTTCAATGAGCGCCTTGACTGCCTCTTTGTATTGAGCATTGGCTTCTGTAATAGGTATTGGTGTTTTCATAAATCCTTCTAGGTTTAGTAATAGTCTGTTGACAGCCTATCATCCTTTTGTTCATATGTCAAGTCGTGATATTTTCTTTGCTGTATGTAAATCAAGAAAAACTTGAACATATTGGATAGATACGTCCCCGTTATCATCAACATACATCACAACATCAATGGCATCAGGCGGACACCCTAGCGCGGACGAAAGTGCACCTTGCAATTTTTGAGCGTAAATCTCTGCTTCAACGGTTTCATCCACGAAAATGTCGTGAACGTCAGGGAGCGGTACATACTCAGGGCGTTTGGTATTAGATAACGCCTTAAGTTCAAGACCTTTTTCTTTTGCGATGACGCACAGGGCGCAAGCAATTTTGGGTGCTGAACTGGGTCGTTTGCGAACTTCGGTATGACCACATGAAAGACGGTGGCGATATTCCACCTTGCCCCAAGAGCCCGTTCTCTCAATGGAAAGAATCTCTTGCTGTGGTGCCTGTTTTTTATTGACTGCCACATTCTCTCCATTGTTTATTGCAGTTGATTATACAGATGGGGGGAAAACAACCCGTCTAATTTGACCAACAATTTGCTGCGCTTGCGAGCCTCGTCCAATCATGGTTACTGGTTCGTCAATGCCGAGTTCGTTGCGCACCCAATAAAGAAAATCAAGGTTGTACACGCTGTCTTTTAGTTCTTCGCGGACAACACCGTCATTACCAAAAATTGTACCTTTATGGTTTGATAGGTCAGAGCGGTGGTTTTGAATTAAACCCGCTTCGCGAAGTTCATCTTTGCTAAAATAGGGAGAGTAGTACTCGGGTGAAAAAATTGTATGTCCGTCACCCTCAATCATGCCGTCATGCATGGCTTGAAGAACTCGTGTTTGAAATGAAGTCATATTTTTATCCTTATCGTTTAGTTTGGTTAGTAGTCTGTTCCCGAGTATTCGGGGTATTCAA